CCGGCGTAGATCTCTCTCAGGAGGTTTGAGAACCCGGGATTGTCCATCGACGGTAAGGGGCATCGGTAACCCTTGGTCGTCGGACAAGGTGGGCATTTCTCTATCTTTAATAGGGGCGCAAAGGGGTGGTGAAAGGAAGTCTGAGGGGGTGGTGACGGCCTGTAACCACTTGGAGAAAACGGTGTGGTCGAAGTCAGGCAAAGCCCTATGGACGTATTCCTCCATCCAGCCGGAGTCCTGGTTGGGATACTGAATATCCGCAGGTAAGTCGGCGAGGTAGGAGGTGACTAAGTCCATATTGACGGGTCGGGTGAGAAGGTTATGTGCCTTAGTCACGAGAGGGCCAATAATGGGAGTGTTGTTGTCCGACATGAACAGTCCGTGAACTTTCGCCTGGAATTTGTCAATGGGTTGAATTGTAGGCGGAAGGACGGAACTGGTGTGGATTTTGGAGAGTTGCCTGGGGACATCACAACAGGAGTTGTTGTCACCATACCAAACGCTTGGGCCGTAGATCCTGGAAAGGAAGGTGACGCCGAAGTCCCCTCTGGAAACGACGTCAAGCTTAACTTTAAGTCCAAGGGCCTTGCACGCCTTATGGTAAGAGGTAATGGGTGGGTTGGAAGTTAACCCATCATCTCCGCCAAACAGGCAGTGGCCCAATTGACTCCAGGACAAATCAGAAGAAGTGTTGGCCAAGCGGTAAGCATAGTAGGTGGTGAATGCGTTGCAAATGCTATTAAAGAGGGCAGTGTCTGCGGCACCGGATCCTCGGGTAAATTCTTGGTTGAATGCAGTACCCGATCTGGATCTAGCCTTAAGCTGGTAATGAGCTTTGTGGAGGTCTACAACCTCTCTGGCGTACGGTGTAGGAAATGCTCTGAGGAGAATCATCCGTTCTAGAAGTCGAAATTGTTCGTTGATCGTCCCATCAAAAGTGCTAAAGTCCGTGGCGGCCACTGTGTCGGAGTGAGCGCAAACCTGACAAACGCGTTGGGAAACCGCAAGGGGGTTGCGGGCAAAGGCGTACCAGGGATAACTGCACAAAAACTCGGACAACGCATAGGTGAACTTGGAGTACCCAATCT